TTCGGCCGCCACGAATACCTTTGTGACTTCCGCAATCATCGGCGGCGACGAATGGCGAGCAGAACGCGAAGTCGATCAGGAGCTTGCTGAGCGCGAGTTGTTGCAGTGGACATGGGCACTGCCTGCCCGCCCGGCAGAAACTCAACTGGAACCGCTCGACCATCGAACGATCATGCTCCGGCAGCACGATCACAGACGCGGCGAGGTGCCTGACGGCACAATCAGGATCGCGGCGGGCGTCGACGTCCGGTCGGCTCAGTTGGATTGGTTCGTCACGGCCGAGCAAAAGAACGGGCGGCTGCTTTGCATCGACTACGGATTTGAGCCGATCCTGCGAGAACTCAGCGACTTACAGACAGCACTGCGGCAGGCGATCCGGACGCTGCAGGAAAAATTTGCGGCGGGCTGGGAACCGGAATCAGGGACCGGCAACAGGTCGGCAGACATCACACTGATTGACTCGGGCTGGGAAACGGATCTGATCCGCGAAGAATCGCAACGCGACAACACATGGCAGACGGCGATGGGATTCGGATTCCGCCAGCATCGCGGCCTGAAATACACGGCACCAAAACGGCAGTCGCGTCAGTCGCTCCGGATCGGCGAGGGCTGGCATGACGTCCTGTTCACCCAAGGGCGGCGGCCACTTCGAGAGTACCAAAACAACGCGGATCACTGGAAACGCCGCGTGCATCAGGCTCTGTCAGTCGATCAGGATGCGGCAGGGGCTCTGCTGCTGCCTCGCACCGACAAGCCGCAAGGGCGGGCAGAACTCGCCCGGCAACTGACGGCGGAGCGGGAGGTTCAGCAGTTCGAAATCGGCAAAGGGACGTCAGTGCGATGGGTGCAGACATTCTCCCGGAACCACCTGCTTGACGCCTGCTATATGTCATTCGTCGGGCTGTCTGTGTTACAATCTGACGCAGCACTGGCGGAGCGTCGCAGGGCGGCTACAGCAGATCAGCCGGAGAAACCGAAACGGAAACGCCGCGAGAAATTTGTCAGGAGCCTACATCAATGAAGCAGCCACAATCGCCAGCATGGGCCGCCAGCAGCCCGCAACCACCGTCGCGTCGCGTCCAGTGGTACGACGTGCCGGGTTTTGGTTTGTGCCCGGAATGCGGAAAATACGCGACCGTCAAAGCGACTCAGGGCAACGCTGATCTCAAGATTCAGTATCGGGGCTGCGAATGCGGTCACAGATTCAAGACGACCGTCCCGCGATGATTTCGAGGGGAAATTTGAAAAAAATTCCGAATCAGGGCGAATGCGTTTGACTTCCCGGTCAAAATAGTCGATGATTCTTACACGCGAGTCACAACGACGAGCAACAACAAACCACGAAAGGCAAGACGATGAAATCAGTTTTCTTCAGCAATCGCGACTACATTGCATCACACGGCAAGAATCCATCAGGGCGTGGCAGTTGGGCGTTCATCGTTACCGACGCATCCTGCGGGGCTGAGGCTGAGACAGTTTTCGCTCCGGGCTGCCTAACTCTGACTGAGGCGAAAAAGTGGATGCGAAACTACATCCACCAAAATTGGGCGGCTGAACTGGCGACCGGCGAACTGTACGTCAAAATCGGATCATGATTTTTTCCGCCCTGACCGGGCAAACTTGAGCCACGAAAGGCAAAGCAATGATTGACGACATGACATTTTTCACCGAACGCGAGGCAAAGCGATGGGCGGCGGCGAAACGCCGACTCGGCTGGCAGACTAGCCTGCCTTGGTGGTCTGAGCCGCACCGATGCTGGGCAGTGACATACAGGCGGTGAACCAAACCCCGGAAAAAACTTCCGGGGTTTTTTTATTTCTTGCTGAATAGGCTTGACTCCACAGTCAAAATAGTCGATGATTCCTACACGCAAGTCACAACGATGAGCGACAACAAACCACGAAAGGCAAGACGATGATGACCATTGAAAAAATCAAAGCATTTACACGACAGCAGCCGACCGCGACACTTGTCGGGACACTGACAAAAATTGAAGAGTCTGCGGAAGTAAAGCAGCTACGCGACGGGTCATGGCATAAGGTGTTCAGCCGAGAACAGCGGATTTCGCGAGCAGTCCTGATGGATGTCATTGAAGAACGAGAGGGCGAAGAGTTTGTAGAATTCCTTTACGAAAAATTTGCAGTCTGACACCGCCACCAATCCCACACAAACCCCGGCCACAACCGGGGTTTTTTTGTATTCTTGCCGAATGCGCTTGACTTCCCGGTCAAAATAGTCGATACTCCTGACATGCAAGTCACAACGACGAGCAAACAACACAACAAGCCATGAAAGGCCGAAACGATGAGCATTGCACTGTCAACCAGAATCACGAACGACGAAATCGCCCTGCAGTTCATCGCGGACTACGCACCGCAGACAAAGATTGAAGAAAAAGGCGTTTGGGTTTCAGCACGCTGCTGCCGGTGCGGTGGCAGCGGTCACGGGCCGTGGATTCAAGATGGCGGCATCTGCTACGCGTGCCGTGGTGCGAACACCATGAACGCTGGCATGTTTCTGTCAGTTCGCAAGTTTGCACAGCGAGTCAAGCAGGAACAGCGGCGAATTCAAACACGCAAGGAACAGGCACAGTATAGGAAAGAACGCAAGATCGACGGCCAGCGCGATTGGTGTGAACGCAACGGGCACGGCCGCATCACATTTGCAGAGCTTGACGCAAAGCGAAAGGCAGAGCGAGCAGCAGAGCGGCTGGTTGCTGAAGATTGCCCCGCTGGGCGGGTTGAAATTATTGGCACTGTAATGAAGACCGAAGTTCGCGACAGTGCTTACGGCGTGCAGTACAAGATGACCGTCAAGACTGATGGCGGGTACATCGTGTGGGGCAGTATCCCATCTGATCTGCAACTGATCGAGGAACAGATTGAACACCCGGCAGACGAGCACGGGGATGCGTGGACAGAGACACGACAACGGGCTCTTGAGCGGGGCGAACGAGTGACATTCACTGCAACGCTCACTCCGAGCGACACCGACACAAAGTTTGGATTCTTCAAACGCCCGGCATGTGCAACGATCGGCTGAGCAACTCGCCACAAACCCCGGCTGCAACCGGGGTTTTTTCATGCGCAGTTTTGCTGCTGTGGAAAGCCCGCCTGCATTCCTGCCGACTGTCGGCAACAATCCCGACATGGCACGATCACCATCACAGCGGCTGCAACTGTTCGAGGAACTCCGCGACCGGGTTGAATCTGGTTTGCTGAGCGGCGCGCCTGTCGTCACCTACACAGTCGACGGGCAGACGGTCAGCAAAGAGCCGACGTCGGTCTGGCTCGCTGAACTTGACGGCCGAATCGCAGATCTGCGGCGGCAATCCTCCGGCGGTCTAGGGGCGTCTCGCAACGTCGTACGGTTCCGGCAATGAGCAGCGAAACCGAAACCCCGATTGCAAGCCGAATCAGGGCGGCGGCGACGCCGACTCGGTTTGACGCGATTCTTGCCCGGATCAGCCCGCGACTCAGTTCGTCCCGGATTCGCTCGCGGGTCGATCACGAATTGCGAATGGCACTAGCAGAGCGTGCGGCGGCTCGATTCTCCGCACATGAAGCGGCAGATCATGGCCGACTGCGGGGCGACCGATGGCTCGCAAGCAAACTGAGCAGCAACGACGCGATCTCGACTGAACTCGAAACGATGATCGACCGGGCGCTTGATTTGTACCGGAACGATTGCTTCGCTGCCTCTGCGATCAATGGTCGCGTGGATAATGTTATCGGGGCTGGCATTCGCCCGCAGTCGCGAATTCAGGCGAAACGCGGGGTTGTCACGCCCGGGCAGGCAGAAACGCTGAACGCCGAACTGGAGCGGCTCTGGTCGATCTGGGCGAGGCATCAAAAATTCTACGACAAGCAGCGGCAGCTTGAGCGATGCAACGGGATTTTCGGCGAATCCTGGCTGCACATGGCCGACGACGATGACCGGACGAAGCCGGTTACGTTGGCGATTCAAGTGATTCATCCGCAGCGAATTCCGCTGCACAGTCTCAGGCCCGGCAGCAACACGCAGAACCGGCGGCTCGGGCTTCGGCTCGACAACAACGGAAACCCGGTCGCAGCATTTGTCACGAAGCAATTGCCCGGCGATTCGCATTCGTACAACCTGACCGAAACCGAAGTCAGTCTCGACGACCTGCTGCACTGCTACGAGCAGACGATTCCGGGGCAGTTGCGCGGCATTCCGTGGCTGTCGCCCGCGATGGGAAAACTGAAAGATTTGAAGGATTTCGTTCACGCGAATCTCGTCGCTGAGCAAGTCGCAGCCTGTCATTCGGCATTTGTGACGGGCGTGACCGATCCCGTTTTGCTGGCCGAATCTGCACGGACGGCCAGCGGCAGTTTGCCACGATCCGACTTGGAGGATTTGGCACCGGGCACCATCAACTATCTGAGCGAAGGCGAGGGCATCACATTCAGCGATCCCGCCCGTCCCGGCTCAACTCTCGGCCCGTACGTCGAGTGGGCACTGCACGGCGTAGCGGCGTCCCTGCGGTATCCCTACGAACTACTCGCAAAACAATTCACCAACAATTTCAGCGGCGGCAGGCTCGCCCTGATTGACGGGCGAATCACGTTCCGGATTTGGCAAACCTGCCCGATCGAATCTCAGTATCGACCGCTCTGGAACCGTTTTGTCGACCAGTGCGTTTATCAGGGTGCGGTATCGGTCGATTTGATCACCTACGAGCAGCACCGCGACCATTTTCTTCAGCATCAGTGGATTCCGCCCGGCTGGCCTTGGGTTGATCCGGAAAAAGAGGTTCGGGCAGACGTTCAAGCAATTGAGGCAGGGCTGACGACTCAAACGGAATCGCTTGCGAGTCGCGGTCGTGATTTCACCGAGACGCTTCAGCAGATCGAGCGGGAACTGCGAGAAAAGGCCGACATGGAAAAGCGGCTGCAGGGATATCGTGAATCGATCGGGCTCGGGCCTGCATCAGTCAAGCCAGAACCGCAAATGGCACCAGTCGCCAGCCAGCCTGAAGAACCAGCAACACCGCAGGAGCAGTGAAAAATGAAAACAATCAACACGGCTCCTGATGCCGGAATGTTTCGCACTGATCGCACGGCAGAACTGCCGACGCGAGTCGACCGGGCAGCCCGCGTGATTTTCGGCGCGAACATGATGCAACTGGGCGACATCAACGACGACCGCCCGTTCACGGTCGACGCGAAAACATTGCAGCAGGTGCAGGATCTTGGCCAGCGGTCGCGAAACGGACTCAAGGCTCGATTTACCCATCCCAACATGAGCAGCGACGGAATGGGCTCCCATCTCGGGCGATGGAAAAATATTCGCATCGACGGCGACAAGATCCGCGGCGACCTGCACATCGCAGACGCGGCATTTCGGAGCCCGCAGGGCGATCTCGCATC